CATTCCCCTTTCCCCAGCCATGGGTTAAATGGCCCCTCACCAGGTTCGGTGCTGTCTAGGCTTCCAGTAAAGAAGTCAACCGAGCATTGAACAAAACCTCAGTGGGTATGGTAGTTAACCCCGTCCACTGGACAACTTTGTCCTCTTAAAAGTGGATCAATCCACCCCAACTCCCCCCCTAGCCACCTGAGCCATGGTGGATAGCAGTGACGAAACTAGGGACCCCAATACCTCTAGTGCCAAGAGAATTCCCCCCTCGCGAGAGGTGCTCTTGGGCCCGAAAGGCTAGTTGGCAGGGTGAAGTGAAGGAAGCTGCTAGCGTGGCAACCTTAAGCGTAGCCCGAAGCTGACCTTAGAGGTTAACCCTAGTGGACCACTGGATGAAGCTGTGGAGGTGGTGGATAGGAAAGTTGGCCACTTGTGAGTAGATGCCCAGAAGGCATAAGGCTGATCTGGGGCCAGTGACTATACCGTTCCGGTAAACCTGGTATAAAAACCATGAAAGCAAGTGGGTTTAAAATTTCTTCTAATTCCTTCATTTCAGTAGTGATAACTGGCAGAATGGAGCAGGTTGGTGCCGCTATCGCTGCTGTTTCAGAGGCTGCAGCCAGTCTGGCTGAAAACCCAGTGCAAGAGATAATTGAAGGTGTTGGGAATCTGGCTACAACGGTGAGCACAAATGCGTTGGTACAGACATCCAATCCGACTGTTGAGACTGGTTTGCCAGACTCAACTAATATTATTTCAGATGATTACTTGAGCTGTGCTTGTACTGTTGACTCTGACACCATGAATGTAGAGAAGACTATTCTATTTGGAACTGATGACTGGTCATCTAATCACACCTTTGGAACTTGTATTTCGAGGTATGACGTTCCAAATGCATTTCTAGATTCAAATTCATGCCCAGCTTATGGACAATCAAGCTATTTCAGGTACCTCAGGTGCGGATTTCGCTTCCAAATCACAACCAATCCTCCTCCAGGTGCTGGAGGTAGCCTGATCCTGGCCTATGTCCCTCCTGGTTTCCAGTTCCGAGTTCAACCAAAGGGTCAGACGATAACAGGCTTTGACTCTGAAGCTGTTCTAACACTTCCCCATGTTATTGTTGACATTCGATCAAGCACGCATAGTGCTTTGACTATACCTTATGTCAACCACAAGAACTACTTCAACTATGCTTACCAGCAAGATTTTCGGGGCACTGTTGTTGTCTTTGTGTTAGGGCAGTACACAGTTGGATCTGGAACCTCCTCAACAGTGGGTGTCTCTGTCTTTGGTGAAATGCTTGAAGCAGATTTCCAGTGCCCCAGACCCTACCAGTCTCAAGGCCAAAACAGGCGGAGAATACGTAGGAGGAAGGCCCCACCACCCCCTTCAAATCCACCAGTGGGGAGACATGTTAACATTGGCCCAGCACCGGGGGCTGTTGTTGCTGCAAACTCTGTCCTAAATGTCACCACTGCTGATTCACTAGCCATTGGAAACGAGGGGACAGCTGTTGACTGTACAACGGCTGGAGCATCTTCTGCGATACCTGATGTCAAAGAATTGGCATCTGACTGGCAGATCCTCCACCAAGAATCACGTTCATGGGCAGCTTTGACTGCTGGAGCCCGTGTGTGGAGTGGAAACTTTGCACCCTATGAAGTCGGGAACATTGGAGCCTTGATGGACAAGTTCATGTATTGGAGGGGATCTTTCGAAGTCCAACTGGTGGTTTATGGGTCCTCTCTGACATCTGGGCGAATACAGTTGAGCTTCTACCCTGGGATGCCTAATAATAATTCCCGCACCCTGCAGGACATGAGAAATGCCTTCTACTCGACTGGAGACATTAGCGCCACTCCAACAAGGCTAACAATTCCATTTACTAATGACAGTTGGAGGCGCAGGTGTGACCAACAGTATGGTTCCTTCTACATCCACATTGTCAACCGTGTGTGTGTGAACGCATCAGCGAGTCCCACTATGTCATTTGTTCTCTTTGTGAGATTGGGACCAGACTTCCAACTCTTCTGCCCCCGGTATGGGGACTACCACATTGAGGGACCCATTGTTGAGAAGACCCCAGAAGAATCTGAGGAGGGTGAGACCTATAGTGGGCAACCACATGTCTTCCTCAATTTTGACTGTGTTGAAGTTCCAATACATGGGGCCAGTCACACTCTAGTTAGGAATTTATTTGGCAGACTTTGGTTGCAAGAGCATACTGTGTCACCATCTTCAGGAACCCATGTTGTAAATCTTGAGGTTCCAAATGAATCACATGCAGCCATACTTCAATGCTTTGCATATTTTAGTGGGGAGATAATTCTTTCAATTAGAAATGGAGGAGACACCACAGTCATTGCTGCACATACTTATGTTCCTGAAGAACAACATGATCCCACTAATGAGTTTTCCATCATGTCTTTGGGAGCTGTAGTAATCCCACCGTTGGAAATTAAGACAATTAGAGTCCCCTTTTACAGTCCCAGTCCATTAAGGATGATTCGTAGACACAACACTTTTGAACCAACATTTGGTTATCTCTATTTGTGTTCACCCAGCACAACAAATGTCACAGTTTACATGGGCCTTGCAAATCCAAATCTCTTCTTCAAGTTGCCGTGCCCACGGTACACCACTAACACACGTTCCAGGTCAGCCCGATCTGCGCCACGATTCTTCAGGGAAGATGACGATCATTACAACATCCTTCTTGGTGGTGACATTGAAGAGAACCCAGGCCCTGTTGTAGTGTGTGGACCATCAAAAGGGGGTAAGACACGCCTTCTCTGTGCAATGGCTGGACACCCCATTGTTCCAAATTTTCCAGGACCACATGTAGCCAATATGCTTGGGGAGGAATTCACTGAGATCCCAGAAGATATGAAGTTGCCTCTCAACAAGAAGATTCTGGTTGTCCTTGGTGAGGACAATGATGCCAATGCAAATTACATTCAATGGCTAAGTGAGGAGTACCCATCCTGGAACCATCGGGCAGTGGTATTCTGTTGGCCTGGCTGCCAATTAACTGGGAACAATTTTAGAATCTGCAGGAATCCAATTGCAGTTTCTGCACTCTTGGCTCAATCACTCCCTTATAACACCAGGGGTACACAATTGGTTTATCAAGATCGTGGCCTTTATAGGCATTATGGGGTCCTCTTAGACAATAAGGTGTTCCACCTTGATTCACAAGACATCCTCAAGTCAGGACTGAAAGGGAGTGCTGTGGTCAGTGTTGACGACCCTCTTGAATGGGTACCCTGTAGTGCCACAGATCTTGCTGGCTCTCTTGATCTTGCCAATAGTGGGACAATAGAAATTGACTTTAATATCAATAGCAATTGTGAGACATGGGCCAAAGGAGTAATTGGGGATTTGTCACCGACACAATCAGACAGACTCAAAAAGGTTCTTGTTGTGGCAGCAGCTGCTGGATTTTTGTATTGCCTACCACATGATCAATCTGGTTTTATGGATGGGGTGACTAAATGTCTTATTAATCTCTTTTCAAAACAAGTTAAGTCTGCAATGATTAGAATGGCAATCAAGTTTGTTTGCAGACTAGTCTGCTACCTCATTCTCTACTGCCATAGTCCAAACATTCTCAATACTGGAGTCCTAACAACTCTCCTCCTTATGGATGTCTTTGAATTGGAAGTTGATGAGGGCCTTGATAAATTGGCACATGCTCTCATTGAGGGAGACTTTAAGGGGCTTGGCAAATTCCTTAAGAAAAGAACTGGAAGGGACTGTGATGACTTTGAGCCAGGTGATGACCACCGCCCTATTTTTAGAGCTGAGGGCCCAGACGACCTTCCAAAAACCTTTAACTCCTGGAGCCTAATGGCAAAGAATGTTGAATGGTGGATCACCAAATTTGCTGATTTCTGCAAATGGCTCAAGGAAAAAGTCTTCCCTGAGAACCATGAGGACCAAATTGAACAGGTTGAAAAATTAAAGGACACCCTTGCTCTCACAATCTGCCAAGCAGACAAACACCTGGTCGCAATGAGAACTGATAGAGATTATGCCACTAGCTATGAGGCCAACATTTACCATCAAAATTTGATGGTTAAGCTAGTTGACCTCAATGCCAAAGATTGGGGACCAGACTTCAGGGAGTTATCAATTAAATTGGGCCAAGTCCTCCAAAGGATGCAGGCTGTAAATTTTGAATCCAGCAACATGAATGGTCTACGTGCAGAACCAGTTGGGATTTGGATTAGTGGTGGTCCTGGATGCGGAAAAAGTTTCCTGGCCCAAATTTTGATAAAACACCTCAGATTGGCGCATGGTTTCAGTACCTACAATCACCCCACTGGAAGCGAGCATATGGATGGCTACACTGGCCAGGAGGTCCACTATATTGATGACATGGGTCAAATCCGAGAGGAGGAGGACATGAAACTTCTGTGTCAATTGATCTCCTCACAACCATTCATTGTCCCGAAGGCAGAGCTCCTCTCAAAGGGCACACAATATCGTGCCAAAATTGTGATAGCAACAACAAATAGGACCAGCTTTGACACCATGGTTCTAAGTGACACAGGGGCTCTTCAGAGGAGATTTCCAATTAGGCTTAAAATTAGGGCACATTCATTTTATACTAAAGCTGATGGCACCCTTGATGTGGCCCTAGCTATGGAGAGGAAGGCCTTCGAGGATGGGTCATGTTGGGAAATAAATGTTGGAAATGACTCCCGCCCATGTTGGCAGACTCTGAACTGGGAAGTCCTTACAGATGAGATAGATCGAATGGTTGCAACTAGGAGCTCGATTGCATCTCTTTTTAATCAGGGAGCTCGTTGTGACCTTGAGTCTGATGAGGTTGAATTAATTCCAGAGACTGGCCCAGGCAGTGTTAACCCCAAAACCATGGATAAAGTGAAGAATTGGTTAAATTCACTTCTTACTGACGCCCTATCTTGGTGGGAGAGAAACAAGCAGTGGCTCCTCTTGGTGTCTGCACTCAGTACACTTGCTTCATTAGCCATTGGAGCGATTCCAGCCTACAGAGCTATTCAAAACCAACTTTACCATGGTGAACCAAGTGCAAAACCAAAAGACCGGGTAAAGCGTGACTTTAAGCCAGAAGGCCCAAATTTTCATTCACTTAAAGATAGAATGGTTGAAATTGGTACATCACACTCAACTGGGCTTCTCCTTTGTGACAAGAAAGTTCTAACATTTGGCCATAACACAGACTGTGGTTTCATTACCCATAAAGACCAAACATTTAAGGTCACTTCTGAAACCTACATATCAGTGAGTGGCTGTGACCAAGATCTTAAAATTCTTGAGGTTGAAACCCCTTACCAGTTCAAGAATTGTAGCCATAAAATTTACTCAGGTAATTATAAGGGTGATGGAAATTTGATTTTCCTCAGGAACAACCAACTCATCATTAAAGATGTGTTCCGGATTAGGGAGAAGCAGGGAATTGGCACTATTGATGGAACCTACACTCACAGTGCTTATGCCTATTCAGCTAGAACAGGCTCTGGATCATGTGGTGGAATTCTGGTTGGATATGTTAGTGGAAATCCAATCATCCTCGGTATGCACGTTGCAGGAAATGGGGATACTGGTATTGCTGCCCGTCTCTATCCATGCTTTGCTCAAGGAGTCACTATGCACAAGTGGAAGCAGGAGCAGATGTTTGACACCAACTACCACCAGCCACGCAGGTCAAAGTTTTCTCCATCTTGTTTCTTTGACACTGGAGCTCAGGAGCCAGCTATTCTGTCAAATCGCGACCCTCGCAACCCTGGCATTGAAGATATTACTAAACACAATGCTGACAAATTGACTGGGAACGTCTTTGATCCACCAGAAGACGCCTTTGCCCTAGCAAAGTCAAGGCTTATTGGTTCAATGTCTGTACATGTTGAACCAGAGGGGCAGGCAACCTTTGAGGAAGCCGTGAGTTCTGAGCTCCTCCCCATTGACTGGGGTACATCCCCTGGAGACAAGTATAGGGGCAAGACAAAAGCTGAGTTAGTTGATGACAAGAAGTTTAGGGCTGATGTCTACAATTTGGTTAAACGCTTCAATGGGGATCCAGATCGTGAACCAGTTGATGTCTACTTCACTTGTTATCTTAAGGACGAGCTTCGCCCCAAAGAGAAAGCAAGGGCTTGCAAGACAAGAGTGATTTCAGCTGCAAATTGGGATTATACAATTGCCACTAGAATGGTTGCAGGACCAATCTTGCGTCAACTCTATGCTTGGGGTCGTGAATTTGGTTTTGGTCCAGGACTCAATCCTTACTCCCACTTTGATGACCTCTATGACAAGATTTTACCCTTTGTCATATGTCTGGATTTCAAAGGATTCGATGGCTCATTGTCATCTGATCTGATGTTTGAGGCTGCACAGGTCATTGCATGTTTTTCAACAAAACCTGAGGCTATTATGGCTAGTGCAGAATTAACTATTGGATCAACTGAGCGCGTATCTGATGAGGTCTGGTACAACTATGGTGGGATGCCCTCTGGCTCACCTTGGACTACTACGCTGAACACAATCTGCAATCTCCTAATGTGCTACACTTATCTTCTTGACATGGGCCACTGCTGGTCAGATACCTATGTCGTGGCATATGGGGATGATGTTGTCATTTCAGCAAATATAAAGCACAATCTTGAGGGCATTGAGAATTGGTTCAAAACTAAATTTGGTGCAACTGTGACATCTAGTGATAAGCAGTCAAAAATCACCTGGACCACCAAAAATAATATGGAATTCCTCAAACGCAGACCAAAAGAATTGGAATTCCTACCCAAAATCGTTGGAGCTCTAGATTTGGATAATATGCTTCAACACCTTGAGTGGACCAAGGGCCACATTCAGGACCAGCTGAACTCATTCTACCTAGAATTGGCACTGCATGGTAGGGAAAAATATGAGGAAATCAGAGCTAAATTGGCCCCCCGAGCTCCTCAACTGGTTCATCCAACATATGCTTGTGCAAGAGCGACTATTACACCAATGGTCGCCATACTGTAATCTCTAGCTCACGAGGGTAAACTGAGTAGCCGTGGTCTCGGCTATATAAATGACCATTTCAGGCAGCACCCTAGCTCACGGGTTGAAACTGAGTAGCCGTGGTCTCGGCTATATAAATGACCAGAGTAGTTTAGGTAAGTTCTTTTGTCTTTCTATCATCTTCTTTTCCACAGGGCAAGAGATCCCTTTTCAACTCTCCGGTATTTGGCACCCGTAGTGCCCCTAATTTGACTTTCTGTTGTTTATAGAATTAGGACCAATCAAAATC